GGGTAGAAAGTATTGGAAAAAGAAAAGTTACATCTTTCAAGGATTTGTGAAAGAAGATGCTTTACAAGAAGATACTAAACCAGAGAATCCAATTAGAAGATTTATTATTGGACCACAGATATTTAACATTATCAAAGGTGCATTAATGGATCCAGATATGGAAAACATTCCAACAGATTATGTAAATGGAACAGACTTCCGTTTATCAAAAACAACCAAAGGTCAATATGCAGACTACAGTACTTCTAAATGGGCAAGAAAAGAATCTGCTCTAACAGAAGAAGAACTATCTGCTGTTGATACACACGGTTTACACGATTTAAAATCGTTCTTACCTAAGCAACCAGGAGACCAAGAACTACAAGTTATCAAGGAAATGTTTGAGGCAAGTGTTAATGGAGAACTATATGACCCAGAGAAATGGGGTAGTTTCTACAAGCCAGCAGGTATGCAACTGAATACTACAAGTGTTCAAAAAGCAACAGCACCTGCACAGGCTCCAGCACCTGCACCAGCAACTCCTACAACAAGTTCATCTACTAGCGAAGAATCCGTAGCCTCTGAAACTAGTAATGAAAACGTAGTGCAAAGTGTATCTAATCCAACTCCAAGTACTCCAGTAGAGGAAAATGCTTCTGCCAGCAACGGCAACAGTTCTACTGAAGATATTTTGGCAATGATTAGAAACCGTTCTACTGAATCTTAAGGAGGTTGTGCAATGCAAAAACCTTTTGATTTAAGTAAATTTAGAACCAGTGTAACTAAAAGTATATCAGGCATTAGTGCTGGATTCCACGATCCACAAGATTGGATTAGTACGGGTAACTTTGCACTCAATTATCTTATCAGTGGCGATTTCCATAAAGGAATCCCACTGGGTAAGGTGAGTGTGTTTGCTGGAGAGTCCGGGTCGGGTAAAAGTTTCTTATGCTCTGGAAGTTTAGTGCGTAACGCACAACAGATGGGGTGTCAAGTAGTTTTATTTGATTCCGAGAATGCTCTAGATGAGGACTGGTTGAAGGCACTAGATGTCGATACAACACCTGAAAAATTATTAAGAATTAGTGTGTCTATGATTGATGACGTTGCTAAAACACTTGGTGATTTTTTAAAGGACTACAAAGCAAACTATGGCGACTTAGAATATGAAGAGATGCCTAAACTTGTATTTGTAATAGACAGTCTGGGTATGTTATTAACACCCACTGACGTAGCACAATTTGATAAGGGTGACCTAAAAGGTGACTTAGGTAGAAAGCCTAAGGCTCTAACAGCATTGATTAGAAATACTGTTAACCAATTAGCACCTTATCCGATTGCTCTAGTGGCAACCAACCACACTTATGCATCACAAGATATGTTTGACCCTGATGATAAAATCAGTGGAGGACAAGGCTTTATATATGCAAGTAGTATTGTTGTAGCACTTCAAAAGTTAAAACTTAAAGAAGATGCAGATGGCAACAAAGTTACTGATGTTAGAGGTATTAGGGCGAAATGCAAAGTAATGAAATCTCGTTACAGCAAACCGTTTGAACAAGTTCAATTGAAAATACCTTACGACACAGGCTTAGAACCAATTAGTGGACTAGTAGATATCTTTGAAACAAAAGAAATATTTACTAAAGTAGGAAACAAACTACTTTATGTAAGTCCAGTAACAGGCGAAGAGCATAAGCATTTTAGAAAGCAATGGAATGATGCTGAGAAATTACAAATGGTAATGGACGAATGGGGAACTAACCCTAATAGAGATTACCACCCATTAGAAGATATAGATGAAGAAATTGACGAGGAGACTTTAGATGGACAATCTACAACTACTGAGTGAAACTTGGGATAGTGTGTCTATACACATAGACGCAAAACTTAAAGTCGAAGCCGCTGAAAATCTTGTTAGAGTATTCGAAGAAAATGGAATGCTCGATGCAGATGAAATTAAAATGTTCACAGACTGTGATAAAAATTTAAAAGAGGCATTGGCTTTATATCGTGAGGACTTAGGTCTTGACGAGGAAGAAGAAGACGAGGAATGGGACTAAATTATGGCAGGTTGGTACAACAAGGTAAATGATAGTTTAGCAGAAATAGTAAACTGTATTGATTACTATGAAAACGAACTAGCAGAAGCCAAGTTTGAATGTGGAGTAAAAGGTAATGTCGAAAGATTATCAGCGGCACTACCAGGTATTACTGAACACAGATTTAACCAATTGCAGGAAATAGAAGCAATCCTCGAACACCTTAACATTGAACTTAGGAAGACTAGAAGTAAGGTCTTCCGAAAGTTCCTTGAAAATTATAATAGACAATTAACAAGTAGAGATGCAGATAAGTTTGTTGACGGTGAAGATGAAGTGGTACAACTAACAAGTTTAGTAAACCAAATAAGTCTTTTAAGAAACAAATACTTAGGCATAATGAAAGGGTTAGATACCAAGCAATGGCAAATTGGTCACATTGTAAGGTTAAGAACAGCAGGAATGGAAGACATATCAGTTGGATAGTATTACAGTCAACGATTTGCAACAAGCAATCGAATACGGAATTGATTTAACAAAAACCTTTGAGGAAACAAAAGGGTTTGTTAATTACAAAGACGTTATAATATTACCCAGTGATATAGATTTCCAAACAGACCAATTAACAGACGGTTTAAAAGTTATCCAATATGACAACGAAGACCACGCAATAGATATTATTCACTCTGCAAAGGAATACAATCTATTACTAGTAGCAAATACATATTTAGAAAATCTGTTTAAACAAGCACTCTTAGAAAATTGCTTAGTGCTATCAACTACAGATGATTTAGATAAGTGGATATGGATGTCATATGATAACAAAAAAGGGGTGTTGAATGTTGATAAGAAGTTGAAAGATTTTTTACCAACATCCAGCACAATTTTATCTATTAACAAAAGGATTTAGAATGGAAGAATTTTTTCACAAACACATAATTAAGTTTACTTTAATAGTAACTGCACCGTTGTGGATTGCTTATGCAATGGCATCGGATATAGAAGAAGTAATAGTTGTTGGTCAACAAGAAAAAGTAGTTGAAACAAACCCTGCAACAGATACAAATATATTAAATGCTATTATACCTGCATTTACTTACAATGCTGGAGGCTATGGAGGATCTGCTTTTTATAATGAAAGAGGTGCTCAGACTGTTCACACAGCAGTATTTAGAAATGGTATACCTGCTAATGAACCAGGAGGCTCTTGGTACAACTTTGGACACGATATTGCATCAAGCGAAAAAGTCAAAGTAATAAGTGGTGCTAACGGAGTTATGTATGGCTCTGGAGCAATGGCTGGAACAGTTCTTATTGAAGACACAATCACTAGAGGATTGACAATGAGAAATATTGTAGACAGTGGAATAGAAAATCAATTTATAAAACTATCATCAAACAATTTAGAAGTAGCATCATTCAAAGATACTATTGCTAGTGCAAGAAATGATAATGATGAAGAAGATACTTATGAACAACAGTCAGCAAAAATTATTATAGATGCAATGGACTTTGAAGTAATTGCTAAATTTGTTGATTATGAATATGATTACGATAACTGTTATGATTACAATTGGGGTCAATCAAATGAATGTACAGAATTAGGTGAAAGATATAACGTAGCAATTAGAAATGATTATATCACAGTAGGCAGAAACTATACCAGTGCTGAATATTTTACAGTAGAAGATCCTACTTATGCAAATGAAAGTTATAGAGACTTTGTTAGATTTGGTAATAATTTGGATCTTTCCAATAAACTAAATGTTGCATTTGGTGTAGATGGTGAAAGAAACATTTACAATACAGAAAGTACAAACTCTATGGGTGCTACTGAAAACAAATACGAAGATGAAAACTTTGGCGCATATTTGAATGTGAATGCCGAATTTGCCTTGAACTATAACTTTGGTTTGAGATTCGGTAATGATGACCAAAATGCAATGAGATTTGGATTATCAAAAGGCGAGTTCTTCTTTAACATTGGAAACAGTTTTAGAAAAGCAAACTTGTATGAAAGGTTTGGTGATGCTTGGGTTGATGGTAATGAAGATTTAATGCCAGAAGAAGGCGTAGGGTATGAGATTGGCTTTGGTGCAATAAGTGTATTTAAATATGACTTTGAAGAAACTATTGAATATCAATCAAGTTATACCACAACAGTAATTATTACTCCAGCAGTAACCACAACAGATCCTGACACGGGCGAAGTTACTACTACACCTGCTGTAACAGAAGATATATTCACAAATGCCACTTATGCAAATGGCGGAGAATATTCTACACAAGGTTTTAGATTTGCCAACAACTATGGCCCATTTGGTGTAATGCTATCTTATACTGATACAGAACAACCTAGAGTGCCTAAGTATATGGGAGCAATCACATACCAACAAGTGTTTAATGGTTTTACAGTTGCAGGAAGATATGCAGTAAACTTAGAAAGAGCACCAGGGCAGTATGACTTTTTACCAGAAGGAGAAGATTACTTAGAGGACTTAAATAGATTAGATTTAAGTGCATCAAAGACTTGGGGTAAGTACAACTTAACGTTTAAACTAAACAATGCTTTAGACGACGTTGTAGAGGTTCTACCAGGGTATGATAACCGTGGCAGGGAAGTGTTAATTACTTTACAGTATAATTGGTAAATAAGTTACTATGGCAAAGAAAGATAAAAGAAGGACGTTAGTTTATATGATACCAGAAGGTGAGACTAGAGATCATCACACATATCATTATACGGCAGTTAAAACAAGAACACTAGTAATGGAAAACAGAAAGTTAAGACTTAAAAAGTTTAACCCTGCTAAACAAAAACACGAGTGGTTTGTAGAAGCGAAACTACCTCCTCACACAAAATAAACTATAATGAGTCAGTATACTGATAAAATTAATCGCATCGCGAAAGATTTTGCAGAAATAGAACAGTATGAAAGTACAAGTTCGTTACTGGCTCAAAATGGTTGTATGGTTATAACATACAAACACGGAGGATATCTAATAACTTCCGGAGATAACGGTGGCGAATATAACGGTTATGAATTAGAACCCAATGAAGAACTTTACATAGAATCCAGCGAAGAGTACTATCTTTCCCTCAAGAAGAAGTATAACCCAGAAAGAAAACCTATATTTAAAGAACGCATTGCCAAGTATTACAAGAAGTTATTTGGTATAAAAGTTAAAAGTTTTTTTAAATAGTCGGTTGACTTTTGCCTAAATAGGCGTATAATAGTATATATAAGTTAAAACATACATACTTTAGGAGGTTATATGCAAACTTACGTTAAAATTAAATCTGGCAAATATCGTGGTAACACAATAAAGAACGCCATTTTCCCATTAATCAAAGACATTACTTTTGGAAAGAAAGGAATGTTTCTAACAGTTGATGCTAGTAAAGTACTAGGACCTAAGTATCCAAGTGCAAGAATTATTGTCAACGACATTACGTCTTTTGAAAAAGTTTCAGAACACGAGTTTGAAGCACAGGCAATAGTGCAAAAAAGCACTCCTGCAGAACTGCAAGAAACTGATGAACAGGCACTAGACAGAATCAAAACAAGATTCGATATACTAACTGAGATGACTAGAGCAGTTATCAAAGGTACTGTGAGAGGACTTATATTAAGTGGCCCTCCAGGTGTTGGTAAGAGTTTTGGTGTTGAAACTGAAATGGACAAATACGATATGTTTAACAAACTGAAAGGCAAAGGACCAAAAACAGAATTCTGTAAAGGTTCAATGACTCCAATTGGTTTGTACCAAACATTGTTTAACAACTCTGCTAAAGGAGATGTTATTGTATTTGATGACTGTGATACAGTACTGTTTGATGAAGTTTGCCTAAATATGTTAAAGGCAGTTTTAGACTCAGGCAAGAAAAGAACTGTAAGTTGGAAGTCAGAATCCCACGCATTGAGAAGGGAAGGTATTCCAGATAGGTTTGACTTTGAAGGATCAGCAATCTTTATTACTAACGTTGATTTTGAAAACGTTCGTTCTAAGAAGATTAAGGATCACTTAGAAGCACTTATGTCAAGATGTCACTACATTGATTTGGAAATGAACAAAGTCTCAGACAAGTTCCTAAGAATCAAACAAATTGTTAGAGATGGTATGCTTGATGAATACAAATTTGAAGGCGAAGGTAATCAAGAAGTTGTAGACTTTATGGTAGAGAAGAGTGCAAGGCTTAGAGAAGTTAGTTTGAGAATGGTACTCAAGATTGCTGACCTCAAGAAAATGAAGCCTGAGGGTTGGAAGGCATTGGCTGAAACAACCTGTATGAAGAGAATGGCTTAGTATGTTTGGTCCTCGCATACTGAACCTCCTAGAGGACCACGGAAGTACCCCACTATGGGGTACTTTCTTTTTTAGGTTGACATTATAAACAAACGAGCATAAAATAATATACAATGGCAAGAACAACGAAATTAGTAATTAAAGATGAGGTCAATGTTAGATTCACTGACCTTGACGTGCATACACGTCGAAAGATTTCTGATGCACTAAAATTCTTTTTACCTTATGCTTATCATATGCCAGCATACAAATTAGGTAGATGGGACGGGTGTGTTAGGTTCTGCGACATAGGTGGCAGAAGTTATTTAAACTTACTAGATAAACTTTTACCTATTGTAGAAAAAGAAGGATACAATATAGAAGTAGAAGACCACAGGCACCCTTACAAATTTGAATTTGCACCAGTAGTAGATACAGACTATGAAGATACTGCTTGGCCCAAAGGTCATACAGCAGAAGGATTGCCTGTTATACTTAGAGATTATCAAGTAGAAATTATAAATCATTTTTTAAAGAACTTGCAAGGCTTACAAGAAGTAGCCACCGGAGCAGGTAAAACTCTTATAACAGCCGTGCTAAGTCATAAGTGTGAAGCATATGGTAGAAGTATTGTTATTGTACCTAACAAGGATTTGGTAACTCAAACTGAAGAAGACTATAAAAATTTAGGATTAGATGTCGGAGTGCTGTATGGTGAAAGAAAAGAGTATGATAAGACTCACACTATATGTACTTGGCAAAGTTTAGCAATACTGGAAAAGAAAACAAAGAATGATGAAGCACCGATCCCAGTAGATGAGTTTATGAAAGATGTTGTTTGTGTAATGGTCGATGAAGTACACAAAGCAAAAGCAGACGTGTTAAGAAATTTACTAGGAGGAGTGTTTGCTAATGTTCCTATCCGTTGGGGACTAACAGGAACTATACCCAAAGAGGAACACGAGTATGCAGGAGTTGTTAGCACATTAGGTAGTGTTATTAATCAACTTAGTGCAAGTGATTTACAAGAGCAAGGAGTACTTGCTAACTTGGATATAAGTGTATTGCAACTTATGGACACTCACGTAGGCTTTAACAGTTATGCTCAAGAGTTAAAATGGTTAGTAACCTCTCCTGAGAGAATAAAATTTTTAAGTGATATGGTTGGAAACTTATCCGGTTCCGGCAACACACTTATATTAGTTGACAGGATTAAAACTGGGCAACTGCTTATCGAACAAAATCCTGATTGGGTATTTGTTAGTGGTGAGATGAAAAGTGCTGATAGGAAAACAGAATACAAAGAAGTCAGTAAAATGGATAACAAAGTGATAGTGGCAACATATGGAGTTGCATCAACAGGTATTAACATACCTAGAATTTTTAATTTAATCTTATTAGAACCTGGCAAAAGTTTTGTTCGTGTTATACAAAGTATCGGTAGAGGTATTCGTAAAGCACAGGACAAAGACTACTTGCAAGTTTTTGATATTACAAGTACTTTGAAATATAGTAAAAGGCATCTTACAGAACGTAAAAAGTTTTATAAAGAAGCAAACTATCCATTCAAGGTTACCAAAGTGGAGTACTTATGAACATATTGACTGTTGAAAACAGAACATATAATTTAGATAACGTGCCAGATTCAGATGTGGATTTGAGATATTGTATAATGGACGCAGGAGATCCAGAATGGCTGGACTTTTATTTTCACCAATTAATATTTTTAGAAAGTTTTTACTCACCTGCAATGGTTTTAAAAATAGGAGAGAGAACAGTTCAAATGCCAATTGATTGGAGCATAGCAATCTGCGATGATGATATGTATAATGAAATTGAGATGCTACCTTTAACAAGTTTAAACAATAGAGGATTTCATACACCAGTATTTAATCCTTTAGAAAACAAGTCACCAACGGTGATGCAAGTGGACGTGGTAAACATTTACCAAGATGTAAAATGGTTTTTTCCAAAGTTAAAACACGGACATATGATTACAGTACCCTTAGAGAATGGAAACACTCCTAGGTGTGCATTATTTTGCAAAGATATTAACAAGATTAATGATGTGTTAGACATCAGTGATTTATTTTAGGAGAATAAAATGGCAGATAAAAAATATAATTATCATT